AGATTCAATAGTATTGCAGAACACACCCTTGCCACCTATTTCATGTATTGGAGTATCAGGAAACAAGTCTCCGTCTGTTTTAATAATTTCTATTTTAGTATCACAAGAAAGCTCATTGCACACACGTTCTGCATATGCTAATGCTAGTTTACTTCCTCTAACACCAATTCTTAAAATCATTCTTTAATTTCTTTAATTTTAAGTTTATAATCATACATAGAGTTATGTCCATTGAATTTTATAAGACAGTCTGTTATGGAATAGTTCTTCCATTTTACTGTTTGTCCTGAAGGATATGTAACTTCATAAGTTCTTTGAACTGGGTTAACTGCTTCGTAACTAGGATAACCTTTTTCAAATACTGGTCCGGTGTTATTCATTTTATATTACCTATCATTACTAATATTGCAATGAAGAACATTGCGAATATAAAAACTGGTGTTGCATTAGAGATTTGTTTATTACTTTTTGGTTCTTCCTTTAAGTAATAATAGCCCATGTAATCTCTATCCCAAGCATCTCTTCTTGTATCTTTTTTATTCATTGTTGTCAACATACTCAACATCATCTATATCCCAGATGCTATCGAAGCCTACACGAAATGTTTTACGACATTTGGTATCGTATACTTCTACAAGTTTGCTGTTACTATCACGCACTTGTATAACACCAAATCCTTCATACTCTCCTGGGCCTGCCAGTGGTGTGTCTGATAGTCCTGGCGGGCGACCGTGGATGTCTAACATTGTAGTTACTTTAAACTTGCAACCATAACTTTTTCCTGTTTCGATATCTTCAATTTTATACATTACTTTTTCCTTGTTGCTGTTTTAGCTCTTGATATAATTTGGGTAGGTGTAAGTCCTCCCGGGGATAGTTTGCCTACTCTACAAGCAAACAAATGTTTCTTTCCTGTGTTAGATATTAGGACAGGTTGTCCTTCTTTGTCAAGTTCAATGTCAACTACTTTAATAGGAACGTTCTTCCAACGTCCGACCATAATAGTGTCGCCAACATTTATATCAACAGTGAACTTCTTCATTTACGCCAAGCCCAACATTTATCATACGTTGCTAATGGAGTAGTCACATTGTTCTTGTGTCGATGCTCGTGAACAATCATCTGAATAATTGTTGTGTCATAATCGTGGCCCATAAACAATCCGCCCTGCTTTACTTTAGGATACCATACATCTAACTCTTTCTCTGCTTGTTCTTTGCTGTAATAGGTATCAATAAAGATAAAGTCTAGGCTTTCATCATCAAACTTGTCTGCTGCCTCGGTACTGTCCATTTCTAGTACTTCAGCCTTGTGATTATTTGCACAGTATTTGATAGCGTGGTAAGCCATAAACTTACTGTATTCAATTTCTCTGTCAGTGCTGGATCCGTTGGGTGTGCCGTCATATGGATCTTTAATATAATCAACATAAGGTTGCCAACTATCTACACCATACAGTTTTTTGATGTTGGGTACACATTGTAACAAAGTGCAGAAGCTCTCCGCACGATAGATACCAAGTTCAACTCCAACAAGATCCTTGCCTTGTAGTGCAATAGTGTTTACAAGGCTTTTTATATCACATTGAATATTAGCAAAGTTTATTAACTTACTATCCATGTTAGATTTTCTCTCCTGCTATAAAGCCTCTGAATCTTAAGAACCTTGGAAAACGTAAACTGTATGTTCCGTCTTGGTTCTGTGTAACTGCATCAGCTCTTACCTCTACAACTTGACCTGGGATATTAGCGCGACCAGTCCAAAACTCATCACGATTAGCATCACTAAAGCCACTACCGACATTAACATTAATTTTCTTTCCGTCATCAGTACCTTCACAAACGAATGCACCAAGTTTTCCTTCGTTTCGTCCTGTTCCTTCTTCAACATCTTTAACCTCCAATGAAACCTCAATAAACGGTTTCATCTTAAGCCACGCAGTTGATCTCTTACATTGATACACACTATCAATGTCCTTAATCATAATACCTTCGTAGCCTTCTTCAACCATCTTCTTATTATAGTCTTTGAACTCAACTTCACCAACCATAGTATCTAGATCCACTTCTGTTTGTGGAACAATCTCAATACATTTTGTGTCAGCAAATATATTCTTAAACGTTTCAAGCATCTTGCTTCTACGTCTTTGTCCTTGTATGCTTTCACCCTTCTTCCATTCTACTAATGGAATAATATCAAACAGGGCAAGTTTAGCATCTTGTGCTTTTACATCACTCTTTCTATGTACTTGTTTCATAAGATCCTGGAAACTATCACTTACCACTTCACCGTCTAGTACATACGAACGACCAATCTCATCCATATAGTATTCTAATGCTTCTGTAATATGTGAAAAGTTATCCAGGACCTTACCGTTCCTAGTGTATTGTGTAACGACTCTACTTTCATAGTCCACTACTGTAATGCATCTGACGCCGTCTAGTTTCGGCTCCAGTAATTTCTTTCCTTTTACCTTTTTCTCATGGTTGGCACTATCGTGGGCTAACATACACTCAAACACAGGAACTTTATACTTTTCCAGTTTAAGTTTCTTTGCAACTTTATTAACTGTCTTTTCACTGACGCCACAACGTAGATCCTTTATAAGGATACGTCTATACCAGCCATTCCATTGTTCTACTGTTGCAACATTCATTGCAAGTTCAATAGCATCTTTGGCTGCATGTCCTGTGAGTTTTCTAGTATACAACGCATTTGCAAGTTCTGTAAATGGTTGCCAAGCAAGTCCTTGTCCACTCTGAGGAGTTTCAACACGCTCTGGTACTTGCTTTACACCAAACGTATGTAACTTATCTAGTGTCCATGCAAGACCTTCAAAGAACTCATCTAGTCCTTCTTGCATTGCGTCTTCAATAACTTGCTCTTTTGCTAGTCGACTGTTGTCGGCTTCTAGTTTTTTAATAATGTCTTGCGGTTGAGTCCTCATTATGCTGCCTCCACGATATCCATTGCCCACTGGTCCCACGGTTCTGTTTCCGTAGCCTTGAGCAAATTAAATTGTACTGTATATTTTATATCCAAAACGTCCTCTAACATAGCATCTTTTATAATTGTAAGATGTGCCTTATCGTTAGTATCTATCCATAGAGTGCCGTGCTGCCAGTACATATTGGGAGCAACTGCATTCATTTCACGGAATTGACGATTGATTCTATCGAGTGATCTAGTTTCTAATGCCATAGTTTTTGCCTTTCTGTTTGCCTAATTATTAAGTATATTATAACAAATTATTCACCGTTTGTCAACCTTTTTATTACAGAATCTATACTGTATATGTTGATATCTGTATCGGCCTCGTACACATGAAAATGGTAATCTTCTATAGTTTCTTTTATTTTGGATAAAATTACATCTTCTGGTTCTGTAATCCATTCTGAAAACCCTCTGCCTTCAAGCATTATTGCATATCCAAATGTATCTTTTAGTACGCTTTCTAACTTGCTAATTGGATTAGGCTTGCCATACCATAAATGATTGAACGTTGCTATATTACTGTTCGCACTATAACTATTTTGATACACACCTAGTCTTGTTTTAGCATGATCAAATCCAGTAATACCAATTTTACAATCACCACTACCTAGAGGGTCTTTCATTAAGTATAAGAATTTCATGTTACCACCTACACTGTGCTGTTGGAAGTGTGATACGTCCAACTGTGTTATTATATAAGTTTACGATAGAATCGTACACACGCCATTGGTCATGGTCTCTTGGATTAGTAAACCCTTTGGTGTGCAGAGCATTCTCATAGTTGTCCTTGAGTCCTTTTTGTACTGACTCAGGGTCTCCCCATAGTTTGATAAACAGTTTACCTAGTTCATCATCAAAGGCAGCATCAATTGTAAAGCCTTCAACTTCAGCCATCTTGTATAACAATGCCATAGGCCTCCATATCTCTAATTCAGCCGCAGCCTTTGTCCAATGTGTGTTATGGAATTGTAATGCACGTTTGAAATATTTGCCTTTGACTCCGTAGTCGTCTGTCATTTCAAAGATAGTTTGTCCACTTTTAATCTGACTGAATGCATTCGGAGTGTTAGCATTACGTTTAGGACTGAACCCTGTAGCAGTAAGAACGTTATTCATTTGTACAGTTGCACTGTCTTTTGTTTCAAGTAGGATCATAAACTCATCATAAGCATGTAGTTTACGTTTGTTACGACTGTTAATACGTATCATGTTTTGTCCTGCTAACCAAACAGCATACTCTACCTTGTCAGTAAACCCTGCTTCGGTTACAGTTTCAGCAGTAATCATATTTGTATCGATATACCACATAGGGTATGTAGTATACTTTTGTCTAAACATTTCTTGTGATGTATGGTGTCCGTCCCACAGCATGTACATACCATCTACTAGTATAGCAGTTGGCAACAGCACCGCAGTATGTTCGTAGTCTTGTTCAATCTTATATAAATGGTTAGGTGCGACATCTCGTTGGAACCTTGGCCACAAATACATATCTTCCCAATCAATCCAACCAAACTTTACAATACCTTCTTTAGGATTGTATGGGTCTTGGACTTCGGGCTTCTTGTCAGGACCAAGTACAACATCAATTGCTTCTGCAATATCATTAAGTGGAATAATGCCACGGTTGTAGTTGTCAGCCATAGTACGCAAATCAATTGCGTCATCTTTCATCTCGAATGGAATTTTAAATTTTGCCAGGTACTTGTTGATTTCTGTCTGGCGATTATAGGGTGTGAGTTTTTGCTTTAATGGGTTTGCCATTTTACTTCTCCAATTGTGTGCCTGTGTAACAAATTACTAGGGCATCAGTTATGCACGACTGCTTGACGAATCAATGGGTCAATGCTTCATTGTCCTTACAGTATATACTCACATTATATTAGTGTCAACTATTTTTTTGATAAAATATAACTATAAAAGGATTTATTAGTTCAAAATAAGAATTGACAATTGTATAATAATAAATTATAATAGCATTATGATTAACGAAAAGGAACACAAAAATATGGCACTAGTACCAATGGTAGTTGAAACTACTCAAAAAGGCGAAAGAGCTTTTGACATTTATAGTAGACTACTGAAAGAAAGAATTATTATGCTGAATGGTCCAGTTGAAGATCATATGGCTAACCTTATTGTAGCACAGTTATTGTTTTTAGAAAGCGAAAATCCTAATAAACAAATTAGTTTATTCATTAACAGCCCCGGCGGAGTTGTTACAGCAGGCATGTGCATCTACGATACAATGCAATTTATTAAACCTGAAGTTGCAACATTTGTTATGGGACAAGCATGTTCTATGGGATCGTTGTTAGCTCAAGCAGGTGCACCAGGAAAGAGATATATGTTGCCTAATGCTAGACACATGATACATCAACCTAGTGGTGGAGCAAGGGGACAAGCAACTGATATGCAAATCCAAGTAGAAGAAATCCTTAAAATGAAAAAAGAACTTACTGCTATCTATGAAAAGCATAATAGTAAAGGTAAAACATATGACGAACTTGCTGCTGACATGGAGCGTGATAAATTTATGAGTGCAGAGGAAGCACTCGAGTACGGACTTATTGACGAAATAAAAGAGAAGAGAACATAATGAATATATCATCTACAGGAAAGATTGATAAAGATTGGGGTTACGAAATAGTATGGGCATCAAACCAATTTTACTGCGGAAAGATATTAGTATTTGAAAAAGCAGGTGCAGAGACAACCGTTGTTATTCATAAAGATAGAAAGAAAAGTTGGTTTATAAATGCTGGAAGGTTTCAAATAATTTTTACAGATATTAAAACTGGCAAATCTACTGCTGCAATATTAGAAGAAGGTAAAACAGTTGACATTGCTGAAATGAGTCCACACACTGTTAAGTCACTACAGGCAAATTCTATTATATTTGAATCAGGAACTCCTGATAACCTAGATGATATATTTAGGCTTACTCCTGATGATGCTCAAAAGTCTTCTGAAGAGCTAAAATAAGATCCTCAATCATTCCATCATCATGATAAGGTGTAGGAGCAAATCGTAATCGCTCTGTACCTTCTGCAACTGTAGGATAGTTAATTGGTTGAACGTAGATACTATGTTCGTTTAATAATGTATCACTCATTGCTTTACATTTTTTAGCCTCACCAACTAGTACAGGAACAATATGTGTTGTACTACATTCCATAACTTTGATACCATTCTTCAATAAACGGTGTTTAAGTTTCCTAGCACGTTCTTGGTGCTTTACTCTTACTTCATTATGATCTTTCAAATACTTTACAGCAGCCAATGCACCCGCACAAGTAACAGGACTCATTGAAGTAGTAAAGATAAAGCCGGACGAGACTGAACGTATAGCATCAATAACTTCTGCATCAGCAGCAATGTATCCGCCTTGGGTTCCAAAGGCCTTTCCAAGTGTGCCATTGATTATATCAATACGGTTTTGTAACCCTAATTTCTCTGTCCAGCCTCCTCCGTGCTCCCCATAAAGTCCAACAGCGTGGACTTCGTCAATATATGTGATTGCTCTATACTTGTCTGCAATGTCACATATCTGTTTCATTGGTGATATATCACCATCCATTGAGTAAACTGATTCAAATGCTATGCAAGGTGTCTGCCCTGCAAGAACAGCACTTGCACATAATTCATCTAGTTGTTCTAGATCGTTGTGCTGCCAAATTATTTTAGGTGCTCTACTGTTTCTTATGCCTTCAATCATACTAGCATGATTGTTACTATCACTAATGTAAACAAGGTCCGGTATAATCTTAGGTAATGCAATAAGGCTCCATTCGTTAGCAACGTAGGCACTTGTGAATAATAGTGCTTTGGCTTTGTTATGTAGTGTTGCTAGTTCGTGTTCAAGAGCTACGTGATAATGACTCGTGCCACCAATGTTTCTCGTGCCACCACTGCCTGATCCTGTTTGATCTAATGCTGTATGCATAGCATCTATAACAACTTTATGTTGACCCATGCCTAAGTAATCATTACTGCACCAGTTAATTATCTTTTTAATATTGTAAGGACCGTACCAGATAGCACTAGGAAAATCTCCACGCTCACGAATAATATCGTTGAAAACTCGATATTTGCCGCTATCTTTTAGGTTTTTTATTAGTTTGTTTATTGGTTCTTTGTTTATCATTTGAAATGTCTTCTTTTTTATGTATATAAGTTGGATGTCCATATGCGCTAGTATATGAATATATTCCTAATCTTGCAAGTTCTTCCTCGCATTCACCATAACTTTTCCACCACTTTTTTATTGCTTTGAACATACATGTATTTAACATAAATAATAGTATAGGAGCGCAGAGAATGGAACAAAAAGTAACAGAAGGTGATGTTCAAGCAGGCATAGAGTTTATATATCATATGCGAGAACACATAGTAGATGTAGGAGTAGCAACAGTATATTTGTTTATATGTTATGCTGCTTACCTATTATTAAAAAAATATATAAAATAAGAGTAAACAATGGCAACAATTACATGTAAAGGACTGACAGGTGTAGAGTTTGATCTCACTGTTACTATGGGCTCAACTACAATGAACGGACTTACAGCACTTGCACAGGCTGTTGAAGGCCAGGAGATTGTTACTGCAATGTATGCAGAAATACACGCCACTAAAGATCCTGCTATAAATCAAACAAACGATGGTGCTAAAACACTTACAGCCGCAGGTTTAGTTGAAGGTGATAGCGTCTATTGTATTCCTAGATACTCAGGATCAACTGGATTCAAAAGACAAAGACAAGAAGAAAAACTAAGAATTGCTGTGAGCAAACGCAAAGGACTAGCGGCCGCTGATACTAATGCTGCTTACTATAAAACATTAAATACAAAAACCAAAAACAACTTACCTACACTTTATGCCGCTGGTAACAACAATGGAAATTTAGTAGACAATGCCAACAGTGGTGGACTTGTTGCTGGCCGTCCTTGGACTTAAACCCTTCCTTTTTAATAAATACGTATATAACTAATAAGGAGTATATGTGGCTTTTCTAGTACATAACTTACCGCCTGTTGAAGTGTATGTGAAGAAAGAATATCTTTATGATCATCAAAAGGGACATGGAGAACTTACTCCTGGTATGTGGATTAGTATCAGAAGCATACAAGGCAAAGCATTATACTTTGAAACACTACTTCTAGAATACGGCGCACTATACGACAAACTTCCTATATCAGCATTTGTATGGAAAGAAGATTACGACAAAGATAATCAACTTCCACTAGACACCTTACAGATATGGGATTGCTTTGATTATGACATTACACTAATTAAAAAGCCTATGTTAAGCAACTGCGAGTTCTTTGGCAAAGATCGTAAAATGCACACAGGCGAATATATGTTTACACTGGATACTTGCCACGCACAGAGTTCAACACTAGACACTAACTTCTCTGAACACGATCCAGAACATAAAACGTTCAATGTAATCAAATTAGACAATGGGCAAATTGCAGCACAACCAAACAATAGAGTTGTGTTTACAGATCAAAGTTTAGTGCCAGCAGAAAGAAAAACACCAGACTTTAAAGTTTGTACACAGAATTATACAGTAGAAAATAACCCTAAATGGAGTGTTGGACATACAGATGAATGGGCATACAAGGACAAAGGCGAAGGCCTTAAAGATTAATAAGAAAGATGCTTATAGGATTTTTTGGTTAGTAAAAGGACACCTCAATGCAAGTGAAGATTGCATTATAGATTGCTACGATGGTTATTTTAAACGTGTATGGTATAATGAAGAATCATACATACATGAAGAAGGATTTGAAGAGGCCTATAATAAACTAGGTATAGAATAAATACTCATATAATTCAGGAGCGAACAATATGTATGAATATAAATGTAAAATATTAAGAGTAGTAGACGGAGATACCGTTGATGTAGATATCGACTTAGGTTTTGGAATGTGGATGCACAAAGAACGTGTTCGCATGATGGGTATTGACACACCTGAATCACGTACAAGAGATAAAGTAGAGAAAACATTTGGACTCGCATCAAAAGCAAGACTTAAAGAACTATTACCAGTCGGATCTATCTCAGTTCTCAAAACAGAAATTGACAGAAGCGGAGAAGATAGCAGAGGAAAATTTGGAAGAGTCCTTGGAGACTTTATTGTCGACGAAAAGAGATGCACTGATATACTTGTTGAAGAAGGACATGCTGTAGCATACTTTGGCGGATCAAAAGACGAAGTACAAATGAAACACATGGCTAACCGCGAGAAGTTATTGCGCGAAGGACTTATTGCTCAAGAAGATTACGACAAAGCAGTTAAGTTAATGGAAGGCAAGTAACAGTCTATTCTTTGTTTTTAGATTTATAATTTTCTATTGCTGATTTAATTGCATCTTCTGCAAGAACACTACAATGTATCTTCACAGGTGGTAGAGCAAGTTCTTCTACAATGTCCATATTCTTAACATCAGATGCTTGATCTAATGTCATACCTTTGACCATTTGTGTTACTAAACTTGAACTTGCTATTGCACTGCCACAGCCATATGTTTTAAATTTGGCATCTGTTATAACATCATCTTCTACTTCAATTTGTAGTTTCATAACGTCACCACATGCAGGTGCTCCAACCATGCCTGTGCCTACATTAACTGCTTTAGCATCTAAACTTCCAACATTGCGGGGGTTTTCGTAGTGATCAAGTACCTTATCCGAATAAGCCATACCTGTTCCTTAAAAGTTATATTAAAAGTATTTATACGTACTCTTCATTCTACCAAAAATAAAACTGTACTTACGAACACCCGATAAATATATGCGTACATTATGAAAGGGTGCTATGACTAGAAAATACATCACAAATTCTAACACTGTTATAGACTGGAACGAACTTATAGCAAGTCTTGAAAACATTGAAGGCAGATCGTATGGATATGTTACAGAATATGAATACGAATCTACTTTGTCAAGAATAGATGAGGAAGGCAATAACAATTTAGAATACGATTATCTTAGAGATCCACAAGGAGAAATAAACAAGGCATATGCTGAAACACCAGATTCGTTAGAATTTATTTCCTACACTAGAGATAATGCGTACAGTAAAGATATAGATAAGAAAATTGGAAAGTTACTTGGTTGTAAAGTATTCCTTAGTTGGGTTAGTAAAGTGAATCCAGGTAAATGTGTAGCACCTCACATAGATGATGAAGAAATTTATTTTGCTAATTCTAAACACCCTAAAGAAAAACTAGTTAGATATCATATCCATGTGTCTAAACCTAGTATGGGTGCTGCATTTTTTATAGGTGATGATGCTTATCATGCAGAAGAACAAGGTAGTGTGTTTCAATGGCCGGCAATCGATAGTATACATTGTGGAATGAATGCAGGAATTAAACCTAAATTTTTATACCATGTGTTGGGAGTGATAGATGAATAATTATCACAGATATATAGAACTACCTTTCACAGTGCCTATGCCTGATCAATTTAATTTGCCAGCAAAAGATTTTATTTCTTATGTTGGACAAGATGCAGCAACACTGGAACTAAAGGTCTGGCTATCAACATACAATCTTAAATTAAGTAATGTTATAGAAGGATTCTATACTTCTGCTAAAGGTGGAGAAGTTCCTATACACAATGACATGCCAGTTAAGCCTTTCGAACAAGATGCAACAAAATTAAACTTTACATGGGGTCCTAGTGATAGTGTAACACGTTGGTGGAAGATAAAAGATGAAAGCAATTATATTGAAATCAAGCACGATGCAACTGCTATAAATGAAGGCTTCACTACAGCAGGTATAGTACCTGACATAGATTGTTATCAATGTTACAGTGCTAGAGACTATCATTGCGATATGGTTTATGAGAAAGTAATAAACAAACCTAGTATACTTAACGTTGGACAACTGCACAGCACATACAACCCAGACCCAAACAAAGATAGATGGACCTTGAGCTTTACTTTGCTTAAAGATGATGGCACCCATTTACTTTTCAATGAAGCCTTAGAGAGATTTAATCCATGCCTAAGCGAATAACTGTTACATGTCCTAAACAGGAAGATAGAAGATACTTCAGTGAAAAGATTCACAGATATAGTAATAGATTAAATGTTTATTATAATGAAAAAATGTTGATTCCTAATATAAATGATGCTGAAGAATATTTGCCACTCATGTTTGAAAGATTTATAGAATATGATAAGAACGCAATAAACAGATTTAGATTTGAATATAATATACAGATAGACACAGCAAAAGAATATGCTGATGTTTTGCTGCAATTACAACCTGACAGCAAATGTAAAATTTTTATAGCAAGGAAAAACTATGTAGAAGGCAGTGAACTTCTAGATAGTAACTACAAAGTAGACTTTAGTGTTAATGGAGAAGTTAAAACATTTGACAAAGGGTATCACGAAGGTAACACTAATCAAATATTATTTGAATACGATTATGATTACGCTTACCCTTTAGAAATAAAGTGGGAAAGCCGTAAATCATTTTATAACGATAAAATTACATATGACGAAATAGGATTTAGATTAGATGAAGTATAACGGATTGATAACAGAATATCAAAGAGATGTGGCATCAGAATTACCTTATTGGGACTACGGTGTTATTGAAGATGATGTTTACAAAATAGATTCGTTGTTGCATTACGGTTGTTTCACACTAGGATATAACCAGCCTAGTATAATTGACAAGGTTGCAGAAACAGTCAAGTCACTTAAACCAGAAATGGCAGAAACATTATTACCAGACGAGACATTAAGATTAAATCATGTAAGTTTCCAACTACAAGATAAACTAAAACAACTAACAGGTTATAATAGTTTCTATTGTTTAAGCGGCAGTGATGCTAACGAAGGTGCAGTAAAACTTGCTAGTGCCTATCATCATGCAAAAGGTAACAAGAATAAGAAAACAATATTAAGTTTTTATGACAGTTATCATGGCAGCACATTTCTTACTAGCAGTATAGGATGTGAAAATCTTATGGCAGATCCGTTTTACACTATGGATAGGTATAGTGGTGTAAAACGTGTTACCCGTAGGTTTAAGATTAAAGACATTGACTGGACAACTATAAGTGCTATCATGGTAGAAACATGTTCTTATGGTGGAGACATGTCTCCTAACACAGACGAGTTTTGGAATAAACTTAAAACTATTCAACAAGAACACGATGTATTAATTATTGTAGATGATATCTTTATGGGTGGAGGCAAAACTGGAAACTATCTAGGATGGAAACATCTGCCTGTCACTCCTGATATATTTACAATGGGCAAAGCAATTACTGCAGGATTCTTTCCTTTAGCAATTACATTTTATAGCGATAATGTAAAACAATCATTGCCAGAAAACTTTAGATGGGATCACGGATTTACATATAATTTTAGTATACCAGGAGTAGTGAGTGCTTTAGAATATTTAAAAATACTAGAAGGAGAACAAATTCTTGACAGGCACGACGAAATCGTAGCAACAGCCAATGAAGTAATCGAATCAAAAGGTTACCATGTTCTAAATAGATTTGGATTGTATTATATGATTAGGAAAGATAAAGATGCTATGCTTTACATGATTCCTATGAATGCTACTGACCAATACTTTTATCACTTAGGAAAGAACTTAAAATGATTGTAATTGATAATTTCTTATCAGATGAGAACTTTGTTTTACTTGAACAATATATCAAATCTGAAATAGGATCGAAAAATAGAAAAGTTGAAGACTGTGATTTACGTGAAGAATATGATCATATAGGTTTAGATAATAGTAGTTTTTATATATTAGAAAAAGAAGCAAGGACTTTGCTTGTGCAAGAGCTTGTATCGCGAAAATACTTTTCTCCTAAGGTTTTAGTCGGCATGGATGGTATGTTAAGATATCACATAACCGAGCATCCGTATTCTGCAAACTGGCACAAAGATAGAATGAGCGACTGGGAAAGTGACAAAGTAGACTATATTGGTATGACTATGTTTTTAAATGATTGGGATAGTGATAATGGAGGCCTCTATCTTTATAAACAAAATAAGGACAGTACAGAAGGAAACTTTATTATGCCTAAGAAAAACAGAGTGATATATAATCCTAACGATTACTATCATGCTGTAACACAAATTACACAACAAGGAATAAAACGCTACAGTTTACAAATGTTTATTAGTAGCAGAGATGCATTATGATCTACACAGAATTTGATCCATTAGAAGAAGTTATTGTAGGTGACATATATTCACCTGGGGATCTTGATAAATTTCTTCCACCAAAGAGTCTATATGGCTTTAACAAAATATTAGAAGAAACAAAAAAAGACTTAGATAACTTATCAACGTTTTTAACTTCAGGTAATATAAAAGCACATAGACCTAAAGTACAGAAGTTTGCACATGATTTTAAAATGCCTGAGTTTGATATAGTTTTTCCTATGAGTCCAGTAGTGCCAAGAGATGCATACATGGTAAGAGGCAAAACAATAATTCAAACCTACACAGGACTTACAGACAGATACTTTGATTCGTTAGCGTACTACGATATATTTAATGAACTATTTGAACAAGGGTATAATTGGTTAGCACAACCTTTACCTATGTTGAAAAATTTAAACGATAGTGATAAATGGTTCTTTGACGATATGATTTATCGTACTAAACTACAAGATAAAGTTCTTTGGCATATGGCAACAATGTTTCAAGCAGGTGATGCAGTTATTGTAAATGCACTAGGTCCAGGAAGTAACAAAGGATATAAGTGGGTACAAAGAAATTTACCTGACACACGTTTTATAGAAAACCCAGGTACAGTTATGAGAAACTTTGGACATATTGATCATGGGTTCATTCTAATAGATGATGATACTGTTATACATGCAGGAATAGAATGGGTGCCAGAAGTACTTAAAGATAAGAAACTAATAGACTGTAAGGAATATTTGCCTAAACTTGTTTTAGATAATTTTATGAAAGATGTACACTCTACAAAAAGTAGATATGGTATAGAGTGGATAGACAAGTATCTTGAGAACTGGAAAGGTTATAATCAAGAAGTTTGTTTTGATTTAAATGTTTTAATTATCGATAGTAAAAATATTGTATGGGGTAGAGACATTCCTGAGTTATTTAAATTTTTAAAAACACAACACGGAATTGAAAGTCATGTTTGCAATCTTAGACACTCTTTGTATTGGGAAGGTGGTGTACACTGTTCCACACTAGACATTAAACGTAAAGGTCAATCAAGAACTATTATTTAGATTTTCCGTAATTTTTTATTTCGGTTAGATATTCTTTATCCCAATAATCATAATAATCTGTCTTTGATATTTTTTCTCTTGCTTCAGTAAGTTCTTTCTTAGTTTGGGATATTATTAACGGTAAGTGTCCGTTGCCTGTTTCTATTCCTTGAATGTATGTTTTCCGGTGTGGATGATCTGGTAAGAAAATATGATTAGGATATAGTTTGTTTAATTTTTCTACAACTAAATTTAATTCTTCAAATGTTGAATCTATAGTTTTTTCAACGTAAATTGTAATTTCATCTGATAAATTATCAAAGCAGGATTCGTCTAACAGATTAACTTCAACAATTCTTGGTAATACAGCAAACGGGCAGATGCTTTTACCGCCTAATTCTTTTCGAGGCTGTCTAACATGTTTTAACCATTCTAAGATAACGAGTTTTGGATTCATATAAAGTGCTCTGTTTATTTTATTTATATAATGACAGTGACAGGCTAAATATTAACAAAGGAAAAAAATAATGCGAACATTAATACTTATATTGCTACTTGCTTTCATATCAAATGTTAATGGAGGTATGTTAGCCCACGCTCAAGAACAACAGCCAGTACAGCCAAAGGCACAATGGAAAATGTTGCCAACCTTTATTAACTGTACAGACATCAAAACTCTTGAATCTATGTTATCAGGCTATCAAGAGAAGCCATTTAGTATTGGTAATGGAACTGTCTTAATACCAGCAGCACCAGGCAGGTTTGATGGAAAAATAAGAACATATGTTAATCCAGAAACTGGTAGTTTTACAGTGGTTCTTATGCTAAATGAAGAAGCAGGTTGCATTGTTATCATGGGCAAAGATTTTGGTCCTTGGACGGAAGATAAAAATAACACATAACAAATAAATACGTGTATTATACAACCGGGAGCGACCAAATGATCACAGACCTATCCTTTAAGGAACGTTCAGTTCTTTTTGCTAAACTAGCACAGATCGCCTATATGGATGAAAAAGCCGCAACCAAGCAGGCTAAGTCAATGGGCTTTACCACAGTAGAATTTTACGACATAGACGGCGCACAGGCCTATCGTTTTATGAACAAGCACGATCTTGTTATTGCCTGTCGCGGAACACAACCAACAGAATTTAACGATATAAAAGCAGACATTGACGCACTGCCTGTGATTGCAGAAACTGTTTCAAGGGTGCATAAAGGATTTAAGACTGAGGTGGATGAACTATGGCCTTTAGTATTAGAAGATCTACAACGCACAGCAAACGATAAAAAGAAAATATGGTTCTGTGGACACAGTCTAGGAGCAGCAATGGCAACTATTATGGCAAGCCGCTGTCATTTGTATCCCGATGTAGAACCTGTTGAAGAATTATACACATATGGTTCTCCTAGAGTAGGTTGGAAATCATACTGTGATAGTTTAGGTGTAATACATCATCGTTGGGTAAACAACAATGACATAGTAACTAGAGTTCCACTAACACTTATGGGATATAGACATCACGGCACTGAACACTATCTAAATGCATATGGACTGAAGCGCAATCCAACGGGTTGGCAGAGAGTAAAGGATAGACTGCGTGGCATCTGGATGGGCTGGCGTGCAGGCAAGATTGATTCATTCAGTGATCACAACATAGGTGAATACATTCACCACATCGAAAATATAGAGGACTAGTATGGAAACTGTTTGGCAAATGATACAACAAATGGCGGGAGACCGTCTATGGATTTACACAGCAATTGCTGGATCCATTCTAAGTGCGGCATTCCTGTTTTGGTTTAAGGACACAAGAATTGCAACGTGGGGTGTTAAAAAGTTTGACGCTGCACTAGAGTATCTTGCAATACGTTGGGGATGGACTTGGTTTCAGAATGATCCTAATGCTTGGCGTGTAAAGTATCCCAAGATAACAGCAAAGATAGATGAGCTAGAAGCTCGCATTGCAAAGTTAGAAAAGAAAAAGTAATTTTTGTAACATTCCTGTAATATTATTATTTAAAAGTATCAAATAAATACTGCTGATGAAACATTTCAAAAGCATATTCATTTCAGATGTACACCTAGGTACACGAGGCTGTCAAGCAGATGCTCTATGTGATTTTCTTAAAAATAATACCTGTGATAACCTATTCCTTGTAGGAGATATTGTTGACGGTTGGAGACTAAGCAAACGTTGGTACTTTCCACAAAGCCATGCAAACGTTATTCGTAGAATATTAACAGCCGCTAAACGTGGAACTAAAGTGTATTACATACTTGGTAATCACGACGAAGG